CCTATTTAATAATAATAACGAGGTAATAATAATGGCTAAAAAAGATAAACAAGAAATACAAAGATTAAATAGAGTAGTAGAGATACTAGAAGAACAACTTAAAATAGCTAGAAAATTAATTTCAGATAGAGATAAAATTATTCAAAAATATAAAGATAATTTTATTGAGTATTATAAATATGATGAGTTACAAAATAATTATATTAATGTAGTTCAGATTTTAAACAATAAAGAAAACAAGGAGAGTGCTTAATTGCACTTTCCTATCTAGGAAAATAATACTTGCAATAACCTAGAAAATAAATTAGGATTAATAAATTATAATAATAACGAGGAAATAATAATGTTAGATTTTAATTATAATAATGGTGGCTCTAAATATAAAGAACGAGGAGATTGCGTTTTAAGAGCAATATCAATAGCTACTAAAAAAAATTACGAAGAAGTTTTAAACGATTTTAAACAACTTATGGACAAACCACCATATCAAGGTGTTCCAAATAAAATATGGAAACCTTACTTAAAAAATTTAGGGTGGAAATGGATTCCTACAATGTTTATAGGTTCTGGTTGTAAAGTTCACATGACAAAAGAAGAACTTCCAAAAGGCACTTTAATTATTAGTTTATCTGGGCATTTAACTTGTGTTATAGATTATATAGTAAATGATACTTATGACCCTAGCAGAGAAGGTACTAGATGTGTTTATGGTTATCATATTTTTAATAATAACGAGGAGAAGTAAATGAATAAAAAAGAATATCAAAAAAAATGGTGCGTATTTGTTTTTTTAAAAGACGGAGTAGGTGGAGAATCTTATTATTTTAAAAGTTACAAAGATGCAAGACTTTATGCTGACAATTTAGAAAAAGATAGTTATCAAATAGAATTAGAGGAGAGATAAAAATGAAATTAATAACGAGGAGAAGTAAATGTATAGACAATCAGAAGAACAAATAGCAAGACAAATTATAGAATATAATAAGACCACAGTTTTAGATGGTATAGCTAAGAAATATGCTAGATTATTTAAGGCGATAAAAGATTATGAATATATTTCTATTAAAGGCACAGAGATAGAAGAGCAAGATATTTCTATTGAGATAAATTGTTTAGTGGAAGAAGTTGGTATCACTGAAGATGATGCAAGGTTAATGTATGCAGAATATGAAATGATAGTAGATGACTGGAAAAATGCTTGTGGTGAAAATGATGGGTAGAAAAGCAGTAAACTTAGAAGATTTTAAAGATGTGCCAAACCCTCATAGCAAAATGTTGTACCAGATAGCTAAAGATAAAGGGCTTACTGTTACTCAGCTTACTTATGAAGTGGATTTATCATATACTTTTGTTTTGCAGATATTAAAGGGTATACAATTTATGTCCCCTAAAACTGCAAGTAGAATAAGAAAAAAATATAACTTTCCCATGTATGGGATATAATAATAAACGAGGAGATAATAATGAAACAAATTAAATATTTTGATTACAATAGCACAGTTAGATTTAAAGTAATTTCAAAAAACAAAATCAACCATTACTATAAGCTACACCACATAGACGACACTATAGGCTTATATGATAATGATATGAATTTAATTAAAACAATTAAGGGGATTATATAATGGTTTCTACATTACCAAAATATACCTTGACCTATAAGTTGATAAATTGGAGATTACCAGTTTTGTTAAAACATTTTAAAAAGCATGAAGGAAAAGATTATGAAAATGAAGCTGATATAACACAATGCAAAACTCAATATGGTTTATATCTTTATGGACAAATAACTTTACTACATGAAATTATTAACAAAGAAATATAGGAGAGTATTATGAACAAAAATATTAAAAGACATATTTTAAAAGCTACTCCAAAAAAATATACATTTTGGAATACAAATTTGCGTTTCAAAATATTACTAATTTGCTTTCTAGGTCTACTATTAATCTGTTTATCAGGTTGTAGCACTAAACCAATAGTAGACTCAAGAGGTAAATCGTCAGCCAGTATAGAAGGCGATCACAACCGTTTTCATGATGACTATTATACTTGTGTGGCTTTAGTTAAAGATCAAACAAATGTCATAGTAGATGCTGGTAAGATAGTATATAATAATATACTAAGGATTAAGACTTTATGGCTTACACCCAAGTTAGACACAAGAAAAGATTTTATTAATAATTGTCTGACAGGTCGTGGCTATTCAGTCATTAATCCCTAATTAACTAAATAAATAATAATAAAAGGAGATAATTATGAAAGTAGAAGGAATAATAGATAAGATTTACGACAATAGTGCAACTAATGATAAGGGGGTATTTATAAGTAATTTTGCAATAGATTTAGTAGATGGTAAAAGACTTTATTGTAGAGAACTATTAAACCCTATGCCCTCATCAGGTGCTAAAATAGGATATGATGTTATTAATCAAAAAACATCTTCAAATGGTAATCCGTATATCAATGTAGAAAAGTTAGTAGTACTGACTGAAGATGGGCAACAAGTTCCAGCAAGTAGTCCTCAACAAGCACCATCAAGAAAACCTGATACTAATAAAGATAAGTTAATCTTTGTTACTGGTGTAGTTGGCAGAGCAATGGGTGGGGGTAATTTCTCAGAAGAAAAAATAGATATTATTACCCAGAAAGCAGTTGAATCTTTTAACAAACATTTTGGTTAATGAAAGATTATAAAAAATTGTTCGGTAGATACTGGGGATATTGTGAGAGCGATATTCCCATGTGCTGGGGCTGTAATCAAGCAGTAGCAGTTGATATACACCATTTGATATCTAAGGGCATGGGTGGTGTAAAAAACAACAGATTAAATAAAATTGATAACTTATTTGCAGTATGTAGATCATGCCATACCCTTGCACATAAAAACAAAGCAGTTAATGAAGAATTTAAAAAAATACTTAAAGAAAAAATTTTTATTAAAGAGGCAGTTTATGAGTGAGCAAAAAAATAAATATGTAATTAATTATCAGATGGAATTTGATAAAAGACCAACTAAACATGAAGTTGAAGGAAGAATATGGAGTTTATTATATAAAGGTTTTATTGTAAGAACAGTAGAAGAAAATAATTTTTATACAAAAGAGTTAAAGCAGAAAAATGGCTAGAAAAAAACCAATACAAAAAGATTCAACCTCTCAACACTGGAAGAAATTAATTATGCTAAAAAACTGTTCCTTCTGTTCTAATCAGGCTATGTATTATGAGAAATTTAAATACTATTGTAAACAGTGTTTTGAGGGAGTTACTAAGTAGTATGTCTTTTAGAACTAGAATAAAACAAAAGTGGAAAAAATTATGTACCACTGACAATATTATCGATCTATTAGTAGATGCTTTTATATTACTTGCAGATGTTTTGACATCACCAATACTAATATTTGTGAGGATTATGAAGCATATTATTAATGTTTATTTTATAGATAGAATTAAAAGATCAATCAAATGGTTTGTTCATAAAATATTGAGGATAAAATAATGACAGATATATATGCTATACAATTCGACCCTAACGTATTATCACATCAGCAAGAAAAACTGGGTTTAGAATATAGTGATAACGATACAGCTTTGGAGATTATTAAAAAAGAGGAAAAATTGATAGTTTCTGAACTAACACTACACTATTCACAAAATATAAAGTATAAAAATACAAGTGAATTACAAGCACATATCTTTTCGGATAAAAGATATAAAGATTATGTTGAAAGATTTAGCAACATATTAAGAAAGAGGAACAAATCTAAAATTAGGTTTGAATCCTTCAAGACCTTCAGAGAGGATTTAAGAACCAAATCCATCAATGAAGTACAAATGCTCAAGCACAACATTTAATAGAAAGGAGTATGTTATGAGTGAAACACAAAACCAAAGAATATTAGATTTCCTTAAAGAGGGGAAATCTATAACACCACTAGAAGCCTTACATAGATTCGATTGCTTTCGGTTAAGTGCAAGAATTTATAATCTAAGAAAAGAAGGGCATAATATAACCACTAAAAATATTACTAAAAAAGGCAAGACGTTTGCTGAGTATTCTTTAGAAGGAGATAGCAATGAATGATTATATAAAATTCTTTATAGGAGTTATTATATTTGGCATAGCTATACAATTTGTGGGGCTAATATGATAGAGCATTTTAAAAAGTTTGACAATGATAATAAGAAAAACTTGTTACCATTATCATTTAGCCAATTAACTGAGTTTGCTTTTAATAGAGAAAGGTGGGCATTAAGGAGAATATTTGGTTATCAATTTGATTCTAACCCAGCTATGCAAAGAGGAACAGTTGTGGAATCTGCTTTAAACCTTTGGTTAAACGGAACTGATCAGACAGAAGCAATAGAGAAAATGCTTGATGAGTATGATGAAGGTTGTACTGGTTTAACTGGTGATAAGGTTGCAAGTGAAAGAGAAAATCTAATTCCATTATTTAATGAAGGAGTACAAAGGCTAACTAATTATGCTTTTAAATGGGATTTAATAGGTTATCAAAACAAAGTAGAAATGGATATAGAAGGAATACCATTAGTAGGATATACCGATTTTCAATTTGAGGATAAAACTACTAAAGAGGAGTTCTATATAGATTTAAAGACTACTTTGAGAAAGCCTCAGGGCATATCTTATGCTCATGCTATGCAACAAGCTATCTACAATAAAGGGACTAATGCTAATCAAAAACTATGGTATTTAGTATGCAAAAAATCTGGTACTGAATTTTATGAGTTTAGTGTAGATGATTATAGTAAACCCATGAAAATTTGTAATCATATTGTCAAGGTTATGGGTTCATTTTTGCAAAAGGTAGATACATTAGATGATGTTAAAAACTTGCTGATTCCTAACCCTGACGACTGGATATGGAGAGAGGAAGCAGTACACAAAGCTAGAGTTGAGGTTTGGGGGTATTAATTACTCCTTTACCAAATATAAATTTTAGGTTTTATTAATACAATAACGAGGAAAAAAAATGTTTATAAATAAATCAAGTAAACCCCAAGAAAAACTAAAAGCATGGTATCTATTCACAGAAGATTTCGTGGCTGGTACACAACATCTAACAAATGAGCAAATAGGAGTGTATATTCGCTTGTTGTGTTGGAATTGGAACAAAAGATGTTCTGGTATACCATTAGACCCCAACAGCCACTATAGGATAGCAAATTGCATTACAGATGCAGAAAAGAAATCATGTGATGAAGTAATTAAAGAATTTTTTGTAGAAGTAAGCGATCATTACCAAAATGAAAGACAACTGCAAGAATACTTGTTTATCACTAATAGAATAGAAGCATCTAAGATAAATGGAAGGCTTGGTGGTAGACCAAAAAAACCTAGCCAAAACCCCCCTACCCTAACCACTACCCCTACCATTAAACCTAAAACCAAGAAAAAGGATAATTTCCCTTTATTTTGGAATTTAATATCTAATAAAGTAAGTAAGGGTATAGCAGAGAAAAACTTTAAATCTTTAGATGCAGAATGGAAAGATAAACCAGAAGAATTAGCTGAAATGTATAATAATTATTACCATAGCATTGAAGATAAAAAATTCTGTAAACAGGTTGGTTTTTGGTTATCAGCTAAGAAGTATGAAGATGAGGTAGCTAAACAAAGCAATACTACTGAAGTATATCCTCTAAGGCTAAAGGTTTTAAAACAAGCTATAGAAGATAAAGAACAAAGTTCATTCGTTACAAGTTTTGCTAACCAACACTTTCCAGATGTTCAAAGAGCAATCAAAGAAGGTGAGTTCACGAGAGAAGAAGCAATTAAGTATTTAAACATGGGTAATAGACTTTAAATGATAAAGGGGTACAAACATAGACAATTATGCTTTACCCCTACTGTATGGCAATTTAAATGCCTTGAATTATTATATATTAGAAGAAAAGGAGCTACAAATGGCAGATAGATTTAAAAATGACAGAAATAAAGAAGATTTAACATTTTACAGTATGTCTAAAAAACAAAAAGAAGATAAGAAAACTAAAAAGAAAATAACAAAATTTTCAACTGGAAAATATATGTTTTGTACTAAGTGTGCTGGTAATCCAATTATTAAAGTAGATAATGCAAATAAATACGTTTGCTCAAACTGTTTAATGAAAACTATTGAGGATAAAACAATATGGAAAATGTAAAGAAAATAGAGTTGTTTAAAAAGTTAGTATCAGAAATAGATATAGATAAATATGAACAAAAAGAATATGAGAAAATAATTAATCTTATTTATCAAGATATATTTAGGGTAAATGATGGATAATATAAAAAAACCAGATCATTACAATAAAGGTGGTATAGAACCAATAGACTATATTACAAAAAATAACCTATCTTACTGTGAAGGAAACGTAATCAAATATATCACTAGATGGAGATATAAAGGGGGAATAGAAGACCTAAAGAAAGCTAAACAATACATAGACTTTATTATAGATAAAGAAACAGAGAGTGAAATAGTTGAATAATAATTATATTGTGCTAGGTTTATATTACCGAACTATAGGGTAATTAGGAATGGCACGACCAAAAAAGTATCACATAGACACAGAGCAACTACAAAAGTTAGCTAAATTAGGCTGTACCAATAAGGAAATGGGTGATTTCTTTGGGTGTTCAGCAGACTTACTTGAAAAGAGTTATTCGGAATTCCTGAGAAAAGGAAGAGCAGAACAAAAAATGAGGTTAAGACAACTGCAATGGAAGTCAGCAGAAAACGGAAATGTAACCATGCAAATATTCTTAGGTAAGAACTTATTAGGACAACAAGATAGATTAGAAGAAAACCAAGTAGAAGAACCATTAGTTTGGAATAATGATTGATGATACCTTTTCCAGATAAGGAGTATAATATTATATATGCAGACCCCCCTTGGTCTTTTGAAACATATTCAGATAAAGGAAAGGAAAAAAGTGCTGATAATTATTATGAATGTCAGGATATAGAATGGATTAGTAATTTACCAGTTAAAGATATAAGCAATGATAACTGTATATTGTTTATGTGGGTTACTTTTCCTATACTTTATCAAAGTTTTAATATTATTGATAGTTGGGGTTTTAAATACTCAACTTGTGGTTTTGTATGGGTAAAAGCTAATAAGAACCATAATAAAAATCAA